TTAGTCAATACGAGAAACTTTTCCTTCGCTAATTAATGGAGTAGAATCATATGTGTTTTTATTTCTAAGAGTATAGCGAAATCCATTATAATCAAATTCCAGCTTTGTATTGTAAACTTTTCTGTAATTATTTGTTGGAACAAAACCGCCATTGCTAGAAACGCCCCAAATACTCTCCTTCCGAACATCTTCTGTCTTTTTAATATTCGTTGCTCCAGCCTGCTTTACAATTTCCTCCAGTTCTGAAGCTGTGTATTCTTCTTTTGCAAGTCCTGTCATCAATCCCTTTAATCCAGTATTTCCGGCATCAATAAAGGTCATCTGATTTGAGACATTTCCATTTTCATCCGCCGCAAATATATAATGATAATCTGTATTGGTGTCATTGTCTATAAATGACATACCGCCACATTCAAATGTATATCTATCACGTTCCATAGCACTCTTTTTTATTTCTCTGTCTAGCCCCTCATCGCTATACCCCAGGTGTTTTGCAAAGGTATGCAAATCCATATTGAAATATGGTGTGAAGTCTATAAACTGCACTGTATCAACAATTCTTTTTGTTTGTATCTGACCCTTTACAACCCAGTGCCCTTTTCCATCAACCGTATAACCATCAATCACTGTATTCAGTGCAGCATATCCACGCTCATCAAAGTAGTAGCTTTCTGATACACCATCATTGTCACCATCAATCCACTGCCATGTGGAAGTCGGATAGGAACCATCATCATTCTGATACCACCAGCCTGTTAAATCCTGTTTCCACTCGCCAGCAAACGCTGACATAGATGTTAATACTGATAAACCTGCTATCAAGCCTGCTGTTACTAATCCCTTACGCTTCATCACTCATACCTCTCTCATTCACTATTTTAAATTTTCATTTATTATGTATCGAAATTTCATTAAGTTATTCCGTAATTCCTTATAACCGATTCATTTCTTTCCATTCTCTCCATTCCGGACTATTCATACTAATCAAAACTTCTGCAAAAGTATTTAATGTTGGCTCTGTAAATTTCATTTCAAGCGTTCCGTACTCATTGGTAGACTCTCCAATATATTCTGGTAGATTTCTTAATCGTTCCAGTATTTCATCTAGCGAATAGTTATTTTCAATTTCGACCGAAAAATGATCAATTCCTTCTGCGTCAAGCCTTGAAAGATCAACGATCCCATCGCTTCTGAGAGGGATGATTGACGGATCCCTCCAGATACCGTCTTTATCAATTCTTCTTCCGTCTACCTCTACATCAAAGACCTTTGCACCGCTTGGATCATAATATGTCCATATTCCTGCGGAATATTTATCGGGTTTTCTTTCAAACCAAGAATTTGTATATCTTTCCGTTGCTGATAACCATTTATCTGCAACCATAATTCCATTTTCATCAAAAAAATACCACTTATCTTTTACAACTTTGGATCCCTGTAAATATTCTTCAGAATGCTTTAGTTCTCCCGGGCAAGAGTCTTTCGGGTCTATCCCAATATGCTGCATATGGCTGCAGTCCGACTGCCACCAGTCGCTCGTTCGGTGCATTTTCCAAGTGCCGTCTTCCTGCTGTTCCCATCGATAATAGGATACGCTATAATATCCAGAATCACTGTCTAAATTTCTTTTACTGTCATATACCTTATAAGAGCCATCCTGCTGCACTTCCCATGTACTTGCAAACGCTGTCATGGAAGTTAATACTGATAAACCAGCTACCAAGCCTAATGTTACTAATCTCTTCATCATTTGTTGTCTCCATTCTCTCTACAAGTTCCCCATAGAATAGGAAATGGGGAAGTGTAAACATAATTGGAACTTATTGTATTAGTGTGCACCTATTGCAGCACCAACACCACCACTCATAAGTTCCTCCATTTTCTTTCAAACTTCAGGATCATTTCGTATTACTTCTGCCTCTACTCTATACTTCTCCTGCACCCCCTCAAAGACCTATTCCATTGGTACAGTCGCTTCTGGTGTAGTTGTTTCATTAGGAGTCTACTGTAATGATCCACCACTATATAATGTTACGCCAGGCAATCGCAAGACTTCTCCATCTACAACCCGTGCACCATTTTCATCAACGGTATGACCATCAATAATAGTATTGGTTACAAGCCACCCCTCGCTATCAAAATAGTACCACTCGCACAAGCTATCATTATTTCCATCAATGAGTTTCCATGTAGAAACCGGATAGGATCCATCATCATTCTGATACCACCAGCCTTTTGAATCTTGTATCCATTGTCCGGCAAACGCTGTCATGGATGTTAATACTGATAAACCAACCACCAATACTCCTGTTGCTATTTTCTTGTTTTTCATACTATACACCTTTCTTCCGCTTTCGTTGGATAATCTGCCTGTTCCGATTTGCCATAGATTGGATTTCAAAAATCCTAATCGTATGCAGATACAGCCAGCCGTATAATAAAAGTCATCGCAAAGCAAAAATAGAGCCTTACTTTCTGGCTTTTACACAGACTGGCTGCTCTGTCATAAAAGATAATGTATTATCCCTTTTTGTAGCACATACTAAATTTCAGTGAGCCTTTATAAAACTCATTTTTCTGTCTTTAGTCTGCTACTGTCTTTTTGTTCTAATGCCACAAATAGCATTAAAAACCATGATAATAATCATTATCCTCGTCCTGAAGTTTCTCCCTCATATCATCAAGCATAGCTTCTTCTTTTGTAAAATGCTTTGGATACTTCTGGGCTTCTTCTTCAGAACAGGACTTGTGGAAATGATTATAATCTTTTTCACACCAGATGTAATAGCCATCCTTTTCAAGATTATAGGAACTTACAATTTTTCCTTCACATACTGGACACTTCAAATTATCCATCATCCTTCTCCTCCTCCTAATATATAAGTGTAGGGTTTCAGTACCCAACAGCCAGTTGGGACTTAATCCTCTCATTGTTTAAGCTGTATAATGATTAGGCATTGGTATGACGACACCTCCTAGGACCACTTTAGGTGTCCGCAAGAAAGCCAGTCAGCCAGCCTATCATTTGCAGCCGTTCGATTTATGCAGGTTGGACTGTCCTTGTACATGTCCGTTTGATACCCCAGGAGATTGAATAAGCAGTGAGGAATGCTGGATACCATGCAAATTCATTTTCAGGAGGTACATTAGGATGTACAACGCTGTCGGTATTGATGTCTCAAAGGGCAAGAGCACCATCGCAGTCCTGCAGCCCGGAGGCGTCATTGTCAGGAAACCCTTTGATGTTTTTCACACTTCCCAATCCTTAAAAGAACTATCAAATTATCTGGCTTCACTTGAAGGGGATACAAGGATTGTAATGGAGTGTACTGGCAGATACCATGAGTCCATGGCTAACTCCCTCTCTAATGCCGGGTTTTTTGTAACTGTCGTCAATCCGCATCTGATTAAAAACTTTGGTAACAATACGTTGCGCAAGGTCAAATCTGACCCTGCTGATGCTAAAAAGATAGCACGCTATACCCTTGACAACTGGGCTGAACTGCGGCAGTATTCATGTATGGACAATACACGTAACCAATTGAAAACCTTAAATTCACAATTCAGCTTCTTTATGAAGCAAAAGGTTGCCGCAAAGGCAAACCTGATTGCACTGTTGGATAATACATACCCCGGTGTAAATAAACTGTTCAACAGCCCTGCCCGTGAAGATGGCAGTGAAAAATGGGTCGATTACGCTTACTCATTCTGGCATGTGGACTGTGTCCGTAAAACCGGCTTGAAAGCTTTTACAGTGCGCTATGAAGCTTTCTGCAGGAAACACCATTATATTTATCAGCCTTCCAAACCAGAAGAACTGTTTAACGCCTCTAAAGAGCTTGTTGCCGTGTTCCCAAAGGAGACGTCCTATAAGCTTCTGATCCAGCAGAGTATCCAGCAGCTCAATCTTGCCTCTGCCCATATCGAACAGCTCCGCAGGGAGATGAATGCACTTGCTTCCACGCTCCCAGAATACGAGGTTGTCATGGGCATGTATGGCGTGGGCAAAACTTACGGTCCCCAGCTCATTGCTGAGATTGGCGATGTTTCAAGATTTACCCATCGGGAGGCAATCACTGCTTTTGCAGGTGTCGATCCCGGTGTGGAGCAGTCAGGGCAGCACAACTCAAAGAGCAACAAAGCTTCCAAATGTGGAACCGGCAGGCTCCGTAAGACCCTGTTCCAGGTCATGACCACCCTGCTCCAGAATGCCCCGGAGAATGAACCTGTCTACCAGTTTCTGAACCGGAAGCGTTCCGAAGGAAAACCTTACTATGTGTACATGACTGCTGGTGCGAATAAGTTCCTCCGCATCTACTACGGCAAGGTAAAAGCACATCTGCGCAGTCTGGAACAAAACGAATAATCATTCCGTCTATTACGGCTTTCTTTTTGACCGGCTGATGAGGCGGTCTTAGAGTTGTGCCATAAAATCACTTCACAAAAATTTTCAAAAAGTGCTTGACTTTTTATTAGCAGGCTTTCTTTTGGTGACACATATATGATATTATATGGTGACACAAAAGTCAAGAGGTTTTTCATCTTCTTCACGCCTACCTCGTGAAATCAAAAAGGCCCAGCCTTTCGCTGAACCTCTTTCTCATTAAATATAATTGATTTTTATAATCCTAACAGCTGTTTCTTTTTTATTTCAAATTCCTCCTGCGTGATAATCTCCTCATCTAATAATTTCTTATACTTTAGTATTTCATCAGCTCCAGATACTACTTCTACATGATCCCCTTGTTTTTGTTCATTTTGGATTAATGTCAATTCTGTTAATATTTTCTGTAATGTCCCATAATAAACAGAATGCATCATACTTCCAGATTTTATATTCCCATTTGTTATTATATTGATATATATTTCAGGATAAAGAGGGCTTTTCGTAATAAATTTTACTCTCAGTTCTTTTGTAACGCTTTTACTTCTTTTTTCTCCTGTAATTCCACCTACAATAGCCCCGACTCCGCCAAATAAAGCTCCCCCTACAACAGCACGTCCTATTCCCCCTTTACTTACTGTATCGCCATTCTCGATCACTTCATATCCTACCATTTCATCAAAGGAAAACACTGTTCTATATGCTGGAATCTGCCATAAGTGATTCGCATAATCAATATATAAATATTTTTCTACCTTTTTATCTGGTAAAAATATTTTTGTGTATTCCTCTGACTTTTTTATTGCTTCTATGCATCTTCTAATTCTGTCAGACGAAACTTCTTTCCAATTGAGAAGAATTAAACCACTTCTCATTCGACAGTCTTTGCACACAAATCCATCTGCAATTTGCTTATCTCCCTTATGGCTTCCACAAATGCAACAAACTCCGCTCTTTGAAAATAATCCCACACCCATTTCCTCCTCTTATAAGATACAAGCATTATACTGCAAGAGGAGGAAAACAGCAAGCTTATCTCATATTCTCCGGCAATGTATAACTCTCCAGATCGTCCAGGTCATCAAACGTAAAATCCGTATCCGTCGTGTTCAGATCCTCACTTCCATCCTCCAGATACGCAACAGGTACCTTTGCCAGGATACAGTCACGCATTACCACCACACGCCGGCCAATGGTAGACGCCGGATCCTCATTTGTGGTCTGGATGCTGATCGTGGGAGTCTTCCCCTCTTTGACGTACTGCTGGTAAATCGCCAGAGCAGCCGGGCTTACATTATACATAGTTATGCTTCCCTTTCCCTCTGCCGCAACTACCTTATGCTGCTTCATCCGGTGGCCCAGAAGTTTCTTGCCTGTCACCGTAAATTCAATATTGGATTCAATCTTAGAGAGTTCAAAGAAGTACCGGTTCTGTCCGTCTACCGTGATGTAGGCGCTGCCCTCACTTCCAGTCACCAGGTCTTTGATTTTTGTGTAGTTCTTTCCTGACATATTCTTTTCACCTCCTATGACAGATTTACGGTGATGTAAATCTTTTCTACACTGTCCACTGGCTGAGTGAATACATCTACCACCACAGCATCGGAATCTGTTCCTGCATTCACTGTGATATCATCTGTTTCAAAATTCTGGATAGCAGCCATATTCTGAAGTGTGGTAAAATAATCCACCAATGCAGCTTTCAGCAGGGACCGTCCATCTGCGTTGTTATTGACTTTTCCCACATAGTTGCTTTCAAAGATAGTGGAGATATCGTTAGCAATATTATCGATCGTCCTGATAACCCGGTTCTTGGTGAACATCTTGCCTTTTTCTGCCGTTACTGTAGTCAGGGAATTGATATCATACACCACAGTTACGTTCTGGGCGCTGTCCGCTTTGAAGATCAACTTACCCGCTTTGACCGCATTCTCCATCTCTGCCTTTGTCATACGGGGATCCACATCGATAGCACCCACATACTTCATGCCTGTGTTGGAAGTTGTAATGCTGGCCCCCGCTGTAGCTCCTGCTACCCACGCTGTAGTCTCCGCTGCAGTTAGGACTGTGCCGTCTGTCATGACAATCCCCTGTACCACATTGATGATTCCCTCTGAATCCGCCACATGGTTTGCCAGTACTGCCTGACACTTGACACCCTCGTCATCTCTCATAGCCTTAATCCATGTTGTAATCGCAGTCTTATTAGCAGACGCCGTTTCCGGCTCTGTATCGTAAGGGTAGCACAGTGTATTAAACTGCACTGTCTTCAGTTTCTCCAACGCCGTATTGACGGCTTCCGTATTGTGTGTTTCCGGCAGCTTGTAGATCAATACAGTTTTTGCCTTTTTAAGGGCCTCTGTAGCCAGTTTCTTATCATCCGCCGTAGCTTTTTCCGGATATGCCTGTTCTGTGGCTGTGATGGTATACATCTTTCCATCCTCGCCCACAGACATCTCCTGTAAAATCACCACAATACCTCTGTCTCCCGGAGTGATCGACAAGGGCTCGTTTGTCTGGATGTTGATATAGGCCCCGGGTAGTACTTTGTTCTGAGATTCCCATGTGCCTGCCATAGGTTATTCCTCCTTTACATCTGCATTCTGAATCATGGACTGCATCTGCGGTGTGGAATCCTCTCTAAACTCCCGGTAATCCACATCAAACTGAAAATGCAGCACATTATCCTCGATTTTTAAGTTTCTATTTTTAATTTTAAAGCCAGGAGCCATAAATTTTCTTGTCAGCTCCTGGCCCACGCTCCAGCATTCCTCCTGGAGTTCTGCCCGCCCCCCATTCTCTGGGAAATAGAGAACATCCAGGCTGACCGTATTTTTCAGTCGGCCATTGATACCGCGGGAGGGTTCCTGGTCATAGATTGTTACCATAAAACTGGGAACCTTAAAGTTCTGAGGAACATCTTCACGATATACCCTGCAGTTTTTTACTTCCTTTAGCCCCTCAGCAATGGCTTTATACAGTTCACTGATCATGTCGATTCTGTACCGCCTCCACTTCTCTCTTAAAGCATTCAATTAACCTTTTGGAAACATAGTTCTGCGTCTTTTCCAGCAGATGATCTCCCTGTTTGCTTTTAACGTACCCTGTAGTATTTCCATCCTGATCCACAGTGCGATGCCCGTAATTGACATAAGAGGCATAATCCGCACTGTTGACAAGATTTTTAGTAACTCCTCCATCTTTAGAACGCACAGCCGGAGCCGATCGCCAGTTTTTTCGATAAAATCCCGTAATCACCGGTGAATTTTTCTTGGCATACCGCATCCCTTCATTGACTGCCTGATTTAAAACTCGGATGTCAATCTCTCGGATATCGTCCACCATACTCATCAGTTCTTTGCGATACTGGTCAATAAACGCTTTATTCCTTCTGTAATTACTGCTGCTCATGCATTATCATCCCTCTTCACTTCGCACTGCCACTGATAGGTATATGGATGGCACTCTCCCAAGGAGACCTCGACTGTCTTTCCAGTTCTCATCGTGATCACCAACTGATCGCCTTCCTGCACATCCTCATCCAGACCGCAGAAAAGCTTATAACTGTTCTGTATGGATGGGTTCGGTGTACCAGTCTGAACCTGTCCGGAAGAACTGTAGCGGCATGGGCGGCCCTCTGCCACCAGAAACAGTTCACTTCTGGTATAACCGTCCTTTTCTACTTCGTGCCAGCGTTTCACTGTCATTTTTGCATCATACATCACTGCATATGGATTAAACATAGCCCCTCAACCTCCTGTGGCGCCTCAAGGCTGCTTTATCACTGTCAGACAGTCCATAAATACTGGCTTTTGTATTTCCATCCGTCTGCGCCCAGGTAATGCTCCCATCCCCTTCCTTGATGCTGGCTACCTCCGGCTGATATCCGGTTCCATTGGCCGCTTCATAATCCAGGATACCTTTTACCTTTCTTCGTATAATCGGTTCCAGGATATCTGGGATACATTCGCGAGGCAGGTTACAGTAATCACATACCATCAGGACCATATCAGAAATTAAAATAGTGTGCTCCCCTGAGCCTAAGGCCAGATTCCTTTCCACTGCCCCCAACATCTCAGAAAACGTCATGGCAGCCTCCTTATTTTGCAATGATCCCGGCATCCCGGAGAGACTTAAGCAAGGCATTAAACTCTGTCTGGGTCGGAGCGGCAGCCGCATCTGCCACAGCAGCTCCCTGTTTCATCCCGGATGCAGGGATCCTTCCATCAAAATCTTCCAGGATCTCCCGCACTTTTGGCGGGATCCCGGACATATCAAAATTCTTCTTCATGTGCTCACCTTATCCTTTCAGGCCAGTGATCGCACCATGCATAAATGCAGGGCCATGATCCAGACCAAACTGCCCAAAAATCTGGCCTTCCTCAGACGCGCCCGTCTTGGCCAGCTCCTCATAGAAAAAGTTGCCTTTCCCTGGAACTGGCTGGAATACAGGAGCAAGCACGGACATCTCAGCTGCCAACACCGCTGTCTGAGGCATAAAACGATCAAGAGCAATACCAATGTTGCCAAAATCTGTTTCAATCTGCTTGATATTGGTGCCGCCCACGTTCCGATCCTCTGGAGCATAGGAATAAATATCGGTAATGATCTGCTTCTGGGTACTGCCTACATACAGAACCATGTTAGAGAACACAGCGCCAGCATCATACATAGCCTTAAAAAGCTGCTGCATCAGTGCCTTGGTAAGAGCTGCGTTCTTACCATCAACCTTAGTACCACCATCGCCGCCGCAAAGGGCCAGAAGACCGCGGGTTTTATTGGCGGTTGCCGCACTGTCCGCTTTCTGATACACACCGTTGATAATGGTGTATTCAACATCACGGGCAATCTTCTCCAGTTTCCTCGCAATCTGCCAGTCCTTCTCCGTAGTCTGGACATTGCTCTGCTGTCCGGCAGTATTCAGGCCGCTCATCCGACCGCGGTTACTTTCCCTCACATAGGAGATAGATACCTTCTCGTGGAAGATCTGGGTCACATTAGTGTTCTGCGTCCTGACGATCTCCTCTGCCGTCGGAGCTGTCAAAGATGCCGTCTCTGTAATTTCCGGCTGCTTCGCCTCCGGAAGGCTGTACTGAGAGTCCGTAGAAAATTCAAAGTTTTCCGTCTGCACGCCTCCGGTCAGTCCGCCAATGGCGCTTAAAATAGGGGTATTGGTGGAATCAGCGGTAAAAAGGTCTCCCGCGTAATTAGGAAGATTCCACACTGTTCCTGTTCCACTTACATTTGCCATAGATTATTCCTCACTTCCTGCCTGTTCCAGGCTAAATAATTCATTTCTTGCTGCGATACGATCCGCAAGACGGGTCTTCGGATCATTGATCAACTTTTCCAGTTCTGCCTTTCGGTCGGCGCCGGCCGCACCCTGGGGAGGAGTCTTGCCGTTGTTGGGTGGGGTCTTGCCGGATACCGGCGGAGTAAAGAGCTCCTTGTAGGTCTCCTTCACCGTCTTAAGCTGCTCTGTCAATCCGGACACGCTGCCATCTTCTGCCAAGATCAGCTTAGACCGGTCGAACTTGTCAGCCATTAGATCCGGATATTTGCAGTCTGTCAGCTGATTCTTAATGGCACTGGTCAACTTCATATCACGGATTTTTGCCTCGTACTCCTTTTTCGTCTGCTTATTGGCCTCCTCCAGCTCCGTGATCTTGTTCTGAAGGGCCTCACTGTCCTTGGCCTCATCCTTTAAACTTTTCAGCTGCTTGTCCCGGTCGGCCACCTGTTTTTCCAGATCAGCTTTAGCCGTATTCACTTCATCAAAACGGCTCTTGGGAATAAATCCCTTCATTTCCTCTGTGTAGATGTCAATGACGGACGTAGCCTGCTCTTCGGTCAGCCCTTTTGCCACTAACTCTTCCTTCTTCAT